GTCGAGTGATGATATCCGGGTTGAATTGAATGACTTGGTGCGCAGCACGCTCGAAGCATTCAAGACTTACCGCACCGTTTTTCCAACCGGCATTCAGATCGACGTGGGCGGCGATGTCAGTATTGGCGGTGGTGTGACGGGTAGGGATAACCAGACCTGATGACCAGCAAACTCTACGGCAACGCTGGCTTCGCGTTCGTGAACTGGTTGCCCGCCAAAGACCAGTTGCGCCAAATGCTCACGCGCATGGGCGTCAAGGTCAACGATGTCTACGACCGGCCCTTGTCATTCGGCGGCAGCCGCTTAGAGGCCTACATTGAGCAGACACCAGATACGAATCTCTCCGATCTGACCGCCAGCCTGGAAGCCCACCGTGCCGCTGTGAATATCAATGTCACTATCTACACCGGCCCGCCCGATGAGCAGCCGCCAGTCCCCGCGCTGCCTTGGTGGGAATCGCTTACGCTTACCGACCCGAAAACAAAAATCTATAGCGCGCGCGCGGGCATGGGCGCGCAAGTTTATTACTCCGAAGGCCCGGATACAGCGCCGTCGTTTGACCAAACAGAACTGACGACCACTGGTCAATTGCGAACTATTCCTTTTGGAAATGGCGTGGAAGTCTGGCGCGCGCCTGTGGCGGGGAGCGGTTGGATTTGTGTTCACATCAAGCCGGTACATGCGTTGTGGGTGCGCGGCGAAGACATGCGGGCGACGCCATGACCGATCTCGAGACCGCCATCCTTGATATCCTGCGCAATCTCAGGCCGGATGCATTTGTGCTCGATGAAATTCACGCCTATCTCGTAAATCGTGGATGGGACGTGCATCTCATTCTGCCACGCCACATCACCGCCGCGCTCGTCGCGCTCACAAGTGCGGGTCTCGTCCGCAACGAGCAGAGCTGGCGCGCGGTGGCGGATGCGCCGATTACATCAGAGCCTAAGCCGTGACCGCGAATAAATTGGCGATCCTTTTTCACGAAACGTATGAACGTCTTGCTCCATCATTCGGATATGAGACGCGAATAGAGACACGCAAATTTGATCCAACGACGCCGAATGGTCGTCTGATGATAGCAGTTTGCGATGAACTTGTTTCTTCGTGGAAGTATTGCCCAAATTGCGGCCAACGGGATTTTGGTCAGACGGGTGAGTATCCATGCGGCGTGTGCGGATTGCCGACTTTGCATGACGGTCCAGCAGTTCCGCCGTCATCAATTATGCTATCGGAGCCAGGCTCATGACCGCGAAGCCGGGCGGGCGGCGGGCGGCGGCGAAGTCCGTGAATGGCAGGCATCCGATCCAAACGCTTTCTGCTTTCAAGCCGCAACGCAAAAATGTGAATCTTGGTCGTCCACACGGCCTGGCCGCGCTTGACAAAAGCATCCGCCGCGACGGCTACAGCGCGCCGATGGTTGCCGCGGTGGATGGTGAGATTTTCGTCGGAAGCAAGCGCCTCGAAACATCGGCAGACGTGTTCGGCCCGGACGTGAGGCCCATCGTCGTACATTCGGACGGCACGCGGCCTATCGTCCACGTGCGCGACGACATCCCCGACGCCGACGATCCGCGCGCGAAGCGATTGGGCGTGGCTGATAATCTGATAGCCGCGATGGACTGGAACCCGGACGGCGAACTGCTGGCCGCGCTCGCCGCCGAGGATGCCGCTATTGCAGACCTGGCCCGGCAGGAGAACGCCAGCCTGAAGGCGCTGGCGCAGTACGCGGCAAGCCAGCCGATAGCAGACGCCGAGCCGCAGATAGACCGCGCCGAAGAACTCAACAAGAAGTGGCGGGTCAAGACCGGAGACTTATGGCGCATCGGTGAACATCGGCTACTCTGTGGCGACTGTACCGTGCGCGAGAACGTCGAGTGCGTCATGGGCGGCGAGAAGGTGGGGGCTGTAGTCACCGATCCGCCCTATGGTGTGGGTGTTGATTATGATCAATTCAAGGATACATCTGAGAACGTCAAGAAACTCATCGCAGATTTTATGCCAATCATTTTAGATAATCTCCCCGCCGCACTGACTCCCGGTATTCCTGCAATGTGGGATTATCCACGTCCCGCGTGGGTGGGCGCATGGATACATCCGGCTCCAGCGGGGGGATGTCCGTGGGGATTTGTTGGGAACAATCCGATATTGTTCTATGGTGCAGACCCATATCTAAAATCAGGTAGAGGGCGCAGGCCAGATAGTATTGTAATGGCGTCTGATCGCTTAGGCGAAGAGGGCCATCCAACGCCAAAGCCGCTCAAGGTGTGGTCTTGGCTGATTGAGCGTATGACGCCAAAGAATGATGCAATTGTATTTGACCCATTCTGCGGCTCTGGCACGACTCTCGTCGCCTGCCAGAACTTAGACCGCCGTTGCCACGCCATTGAAATCAGTCCCGCCTATTGCGCGGTCACGCTTCAGCGCATGGTCGACGCCTTCCCCGGCATCGAGATTGAGCGGGTGACGGCATGACGAAGCGGTGGGCGGCGCGGGCGAATGGCAGGAAGCCGAAAACGGCGGACAAACGGCGAAAGGGTGTCTCGCCACTCAACGGTGTTGAGCCACCGCCTGAGCATCGCTTCCGCCCCGGCAATACCGCGGCAGTTGGGCATGGCCGCCCGCGCAAACTAGCCGACTTTCAGGAACTTATCAAAGACACTCTAGCCGAAGAACTGCACTTGCCTGAGGGAATTTTGACGCGTGCGCAAGCCATGATACGGACGATGCTTATTAAGAGTCCGAGTGACCGCATTGCGCTACTTGAGTATGCCTTTGGTAAAGTGCCTCAGCATTTGATGGTGGAAGATGTTACAGACAAGCCAGACAATGAACTCGTCGCCGAACTCCAGTCCATCCTTGACACCGCAGCAACGTCAGCGGGCGCTGGCGATAGCGGCGGAACTCCGTCGGCGGGGGCTGGCGGGAACGGCGGCGATCCCGCTCCCGACCACGCATAGTGGGCAGGCGTCGGTACTGGCGTCCACGGCCCGCTACCGCCTCATGCGCTGCGGGCGGCGCTGGCGCAAGTCCACTACAGCGATGCTGGCGCTGGCGGAAGGGAATCGTGAGCGGCCCGGTGCGTTACACAAGCCGCACGGTCTCTTCTGGTGGGTATGGCCGACGGGGCCGATGGGACAGACGGGATGGGATATGCTCAGGCAGGCATTCGGCGGCCATGCCGAACTCAGCGAGAGCCGCCGGCGCGCGACGTTCACTAATGGCGCTGAGATATGGGTCAAGTCAAGCGATCACGAAGACGGCCTGCGCGGGGCCGGTCTGGATGGTGTGGCGCTGACCGAATGCCGAGATATGCGCGGTAGAATCTGGGGAGAGATCATCAGGCCATCAGTCATGGAGCGCGCAGGCTGGGCACTCTTCGAGAGCACGCCGCGCGGCATGAATTGGTTCTATGCTTTGGAGCGAGACGCCCGGGCGCGCGATGATTGGGACGTGTTTCATTTTACCAGTTTTGATAACCCATCCATTCCGCGAGAAGAATTGGAGCAGACCCGCCGCGACATGTCTGAGCGCATGTTCCTTCAGGAGATCATGGCGGAGTACATGAAAGACGGCGCGTACTTCCAGCGGCCCGACGAGTGGGCGACCATCGAAGCGCCGGATATGCCGGAGCAACACCGCGATCCAATTCTGGATAACAACGGAAAAGAGACCGGCGAATTCACTTACCACGACATCTTCGGCGGACTGGACTGGGGAAAAGAAAACGATTTCACAGTTATAGGAATCGCATGTAGACAATGCAATCGTATCGTGGATTGGGACAGGTTCAATCAAATCGACTGGGCCTTTCAGCGGGCACGCATCAAACAGTACCATGATAAATGGTCTGTCAGGGAGTGGTTGCCAGAACGCAATTCTATCGGTAGCCCGAATATCGAAGCTCTACGAGATATGGATATCACCATTGCCATTGGCCCCGACAATGAGTACGGCTGGCAGATGAGCGCTCCTAACAAGGCTGACTTGATTGAGGGTCTACACATGGGTCTGCTGGATGGCTTCCGTATTCCGCGCGAGTGGCGGGACGAATTCGCGGCCTTCGAGATTACGACCCGACCCATCGGCCCGGCGAAGTTCAGCGCACCCGAGGGCATACACGACGACTGTGTAATTGCGGCAGCGCTCGTCTACCGCCAACTCTCCTACGGCTTGCAGGTGTTCATGTGACAGACAAATGTACTTGCACTCATGCGCGCATGGTCAAGTGGACTTCCAATGTGTCATCGCATGAACGCGGGCCATATTATGAGCTCATCTGCGGAACGTGCGGAAAACCTACCGGAAGCGAGACACATCTTCCCGATACGCCAGAATGGTTTTTGGTGAATAATGCCGATTGCCTCCAGTGGTGCAAAATAAATCATGGACATTCTCTCCCAACTCCTCGAGGCTGAGATTGAGCGCCGCGTCCTCGCCGCGGCACCGCCTGCGACCTGGGGCGTGTGGATACCGGGGCAGGGCTGGCTGTTCCGACCGGGCGGGATTGCGCCGGGAGATGCATTTGCCACAGAGAGCAAGGCCTTAGCTGTGACAGCCTGGGAGCTTCTAGGACAGAGTGGATATGTTCTGCAGATTGACCAATCCATGGTTGAGTTGCAGGATAAATTTTTAGAAGCAGAAAAAGAACAACAAAAAATTGATGCTGAGGCAATACAAAAACGTAAGCTGCTCAACAGGCTCAAGCGATGGCTTATCTCTCTGAAATCCCACTAATCCAGCGTGACCGCCGCCTGCCCGGCGACAGCCAGGCCATCGCCAACTACTGGCCGCTCTGGGAGCAGGTCGCGCCGCAGTACGTCATCCCCAATCCCTACAATCTGGCGCTCACCGGCTACCGCAAAGACGAGCTGGTCTATGCGTGCATCGAATTGCGCGCCAACAGCGTGAGTGAGCCGCCCTGCAAGATCGTCACGGGCATTGGCAAGGATAAAAAAGAGATCAGTGGTGCATTTTCTTGGCTGCCAGAGAAGCGTCCCAACGTCGAGATGGGCGAAGTAGAATTCTGGCGCGTATCCGAAATCTACACAAACATCGCCGGCTACTGCATCTGGGAGAAAGAACGCGACCGCATGGGCCGCGTCATCAATCTGTGGCCGCTCAATCCAATCTATTGCTCGTTTCTGCGCGGCCCTAACCGGCCGCTGCGGGCCGTGCGCTATCTCTACCCCGGCAATGAGCCGTGGGACATTGAGCGTGAGAACTTCATCATCTTTGGAGAGTTCGACCCGATCTACCCGATGGTGCGCTTTCTGTCCCGCTCGATGGTCGCCATGCGCTCTACCGGCGTGCATTCGTCTGTTACGGATGTTCTCAAAATATTCTTTGATCGGGGCATGATCTCCCAATTGCTCATCAGTGTTCCACAGCAGATCAAACCGAAGGAAGCGCAGCAATTGGGCGAGCTCTGGATGGAGCAGCATGGCGGAGTGGGCCAATCGAGTAAGCCGCTTGTCATGGGACAGGGCGCGACGGCGACACAAATTCAGCAGACCTTCAGGGAGATGGCGTTCGCGGACATTGACGGTCGCACGGAATCACTCATTTGCATGACGTTCGGTATCTCACCGCTTCTGCTCGCGGCCAAAGTCGGGTTGAGTGCCAGCACGTATTCCAATTACGACCAGGCGCGCTCGGCCTACATGGAGCGCACGGTCAAACCGCGCTGGATGTGGTATCAGTCGGAGATGACGCAGCAGCTCATGGCCGAGACGGGCGAAGCCGACGATGCTTATTTTGAATTTGATACGTCCGAAGTCAGCGAATTGCAGGAAGACGAAGACAAACTCTGGACGCGCGTTGATGGCGCGCTCAAGCAGAACCTGATCTATCGCGACGAGGCGCGCACGAAGATCGGCCTCGATCCGGTTGACAAGGGCGAGAAGGTATTTTTAGGTGTCACAGTCTCAGGCGTGACGCCGCCGCCGGAGATGGCGCAGGTCGTCATACCTGGCTACAAGCCGCCACCGCCTGAGCCGAAGCCGGTGCCGATTATCGTGGCACAGGGGCCGGGCGCGACGACCAGTACAGTCCCTCCGGAATTTGCCAACCAAACACAGACTCAGCCGCCGCCCGCGCCTGTGGCCGCCACGACTACAACCGAGCAACTCAAGGCCTGGCGTACGCAGGCGTTGGCGCAGATAGGCACGGGCGTGGGCGCGCCGTTCGACGCCGAACTGGCGGCCTGCAAGTCACGCACGGACGTGCGGCGGGTATTCGATACACATTGGAATGGCAACGGCG